AAATGGTCTGCCCTTCTTACGTTCGAGCCAATCGTCAGAGTTCAATCCAACGATTAGTTTGTCGCCGAGCAATGATGCGTGTTTAAAATACGAAATGTGTCCAGAATGTAAAGGATCGAAACCACCTGTCACTAACACATATTTCATTTTTCCTCCAGTTTCTTTATCCTTTCTTCGAGCTCATCAATCTTCTTTGCCACGTTTGGGTATTTTCTACGCCAAGCGATTTGCTCTCTATCAAGGATATCTATATTATACCTCTTCGCAGCCCAATCCGCAAGGGAAATAAACTTAGCATAGCACCATTTTCCCAGCTTAGTATCTTGAAACCAAGCAGTTGTTGCTGTGCCGAGCAAACTCCCAGCAATATTAGAGAGAAGCCAAATCCACATGTTTTCTATTTTCTAAATGTTGTTCAGCAATATCTTGTTTTGACTGCCCATGATAGGGAGTAGCATGATGCTTTTCGACCATGTACTCGTTTATAGATTTATCAGCGTAATTTGTAGTTCGCCATAGCTCACCCAAGATTCTGCCGAACTTGCCCTTCCCGTGGCTCTTCAATTTAATACCACCCGAGTCGTCTAGCATATTCGTTAGAAACTGTTTAGCAGCGAGACCATACTTCTTTTCCTCTAGATCACTCGTGCGTGATTCGGGTGTGTCGATACCATACAGGCGCACAGTTTCATTACGACTCCAAATACCAAAGCCCAAATCAACATCGACACGAATGGTATCGCCGTCAATTATTTTTACAACCTCGCACCTATATTCATACATCGCTTTTCCTATACTTTGATTTTTCTTTTATGTGTTCCGGAGCACGGTGCCATTTGCCATTGATATTTCCATTGATATATGTTTCATCCTCAAGCACACCGTGTAAAAACTGCTCACGAACCTCTTCATAATTCACACGTCCCTTTGTAGAGTGGAGCGAAATGATTTCCCTTCGGAAGTTTTCTTTGCCGTGGATCTCAATTTCTTCTTTGAGTTCATCGCTTGATCCATAGTACTCTTTCCAGTCGGACTCACTTTTTTGACGACGTTTGGATCCTTTCTTCTTACGAAAGGAATAAAAATATTTTCGCCCGATATATTTCTTACCATCTATCAGACTTGTAATGATGTAGACGAAACCAAAGAAGCCATTGATGTCTTCAGTTTCAAACGGTTTTCCTTCGAATGTCCAGGGATTGTCGTACATCACATCTCATCATCATCGTCATCCTCTTCTATATATTCATCCTCTTCGTCTTCTATTTCAGCACCACAAAATGGACACCACTCTGGAGAATCCTCCACATATTGAGTATCATACTTTATGACGAACTCAACACCGCATGATGGGCATTTAACCTCTTCCTCTATTTCGTCGAGAATCGTCATTACCAGAGTTCCGAACCCCATGTTTCTGTTTGAACTTCTGTGATACTGGGGACTTTATGTTTACTTCCCTTCTTCCAAATCTTTAGTTGTTCTTCCCAAGTCATTGTATCTTCATAATCCCATTTTCTTGTATCTTCATTCAATCGAATGGGTGCTTCGTAATCAAGAACATACTTGCCTAGTTCTGCATCATAATGAGCTGGAATCTTAATTCCAACTTCTTCACTATATGGAACAACTCTACTTAACCAAATCTGCCGCATCTCGTCATTCGTTCCACCACGAATTCTATAAGTCTGTTGGTCAGTTCTTGTTTTATGTTCATCAGGCAAACCAAACCATGCAGCACATAGTGGGAAATAAAAGTCAACGCACTCCTGTACTCTTTTTCTGCTTTCGTCATTCTGATTCCAAAAGAACTTTGTCCAGCGTTCTCCGTGTGCAACATGAAAGGTTTCTTCAAAGTTTACCTTACGCAATCCACGAGCAAGTGGTGCATAACTACAATGTTGTTCTAGATCCACAGTTGTGATATAACCCGCCCTGTCACCGTAACACATACTCACAACAGTTTCAATGTAATCCTCATGAGGAAATTCTAACATTTGGAATGTTCGCCACTCTTCCGGATCACGCTCAAATAGAAACTCATGTGTATCATAACCAAAGTCTTCCAGAAGTCTGTACATAACCTGTGCATGTCCAAGTTCATCCTGACATGCAGAAGACACTGCAATCTTGTCTTCAAGTGTTGGTGAGTTTTTAATAGCAGGAAAATAAGTTGGTAGAGTGACAACCTCTAGGTCTGCGGCAATATGAATAGTATTTACCAGAACATCACGATAACGTGGAGTCATCTCATCAGGGTCTTCAATCTTATATCCTGTTGCGAGTTTTTCTTGTAGTCCTTGTTCATTCATTTGAGTTTTTCCAAGCATCATCCCAACTCCCTGTTAAGCCAGCAACCTCATACTCGGTAACTCTGTTCTCAAAAAAGTTTGTATGATCTGCTCCGTTCAATACCCACTCAAGCCAGTCGAGTGGATTTTCTTTGACTTTGAAGTTTGTTTTCAGACCAAGTTGCAATAAGCGACGATCAGTGATGTAGCGAACATATTGCTTGACTTCATCAGCAGTCAAACCATCGATGTCACCAATCTTATATGCCAGCTCGATGAACTTATCTTCGAGCTTTACAATGTTGCGAGCGATGTCATAGATTTCTTGTTTGAACTGATCGTCAACAATACGAGGATGCTCAGCGCAATATGTTCTGAACAATCTTGAGTTGCCTTCGACATGAATCGACTCGTCGCGAATCGACCACTCAACAACTTTGCCCATCCCTTTCATCTTACCAACTCGCTGGAAGTTTAGAAGCATGACGAAAGATGCAAAAAGCAAAACTCCTTCATTGAATACAGACTTCGCCAACGCAAGACCCAAGCCACGCCGAGTTGTAATATCAGCTTCAGCCATGTAGTCAACTTTGTCCGCCATCTCTTTATACTCTAGGAACGCAAGATACTCATCGTCAGGCAAGCCAAGTGTATCGTTGAGCAAAGCATACGCACGTTGGTGAACACCCTCACGTGCAGCAAACGATCCATGCATATTTCTGATCTCGTTATTCTTGAAAGCAGGTATGAAATGCTCATAATAATTTTTGCCAACCGCAACGTCGGACTGAGTAAACAGTCGAAGTATCTGAGTGACAAATGATTTATCAGTCGCCGACATTTTGCCAGACTTCCAGTCCATAACGTCTTCACTCAAATCAAGCTCGTCCTCAATCCAGTGGATCTTTTCGTGGCGTTGAGTTATTTCAACTGCCCAAGGATATTGAAACGGTTTGTAAACTTTAGAAAACTCCATGAGTCCACCACGTGCGCGACGAACCAAGGATTCTCCCTGATCTAACAGCTGTGTATATCCACCAATCAGTTTGTCATTTATGAAAATTTGTGGAACCGACTGAACTTTGTACTGCTGATAAAAGGACAAACGTGTTTCTTCCTCATCCATCACATCTTCAGTATATGTGAATCCTCGACGGTCCAACCAATCTTTTGCCTTTATGCAAAACGGACAGTCTGATTTAGAAACGATGCGGATATTATCCATTTACCTTCCTTGCCCCCTGTATTTCTTATATGATCTGCGTTTACTTTTATTCATCATACACTTTGAAGTATTGTGACCCGAACCAATCGAGGTCTTCTTTACAACTGGTTCATGAACTTGAATTACACCTAGACTCTTTGATTTTTTCGCCATGATAAACCTCCATCAACCTTGGCATGCCAAACATTCTTCTTGTGACTCAACCTCTACACCGTCCATCAAACGATCTCGCTCAACTTTCTTTGATACGTTTTCTGCACGGTTTGAAGTTTCTGTTCGTAAATAATACAAACCCTTGCATCCCAGCTTCCAAGCCATGTAGTGAATCTTAGACAGCTCGCCTTTATTAGCACCAGCTGGGAAAAATAGATTCAGGGACTGCCCCTGACAAATATACTTCTGACGATCAGCAGCTTGTCTTACCAAAGCCATCTGCGGGATTTCATTCGCTGTAGCAAAAACACTCTTCTGATGTGCGTTTAGAAAATCAAGATGTTGAACTGATCCACCATTAGTTATAATGCTGCTCCAAACGTCTTTCGTGTCCTGACCAAGATCTTTCAACAATGCTTCAAGATATCTGTTCTTCACCAAATACGAACCAACACGTGTACGATGCGTGTATGCGTTTGCTTTGTTTGGCTCGATAGATGGTGAAGTGCCAGCAATGACACCACTGTTTGCGTTTGGTGCGATAGCAAGTAGATGTGCGTTGCGGAAACCAGAACCAATCATGTCTGGTGCTTCGCCTTTCTCTTTCGCAATCTTTTTCGTTTCTGCTACAGCCTCTTGCTTGATGTGCTGGAAAATACGTTTATTGAGTTCGAAGGCATGTTCACTTTCAAATGGTGCCTCACACTTTTGGAAGTAAGAATGCAAGCCCATAGCACCCAAACCGAGAGATCGCTCACGCTCAGCGGAAAACTT